TTCCAGCACCAATCTACAGAAAGTTGGAAGCATATGCGAAGACCCCCGAATTTGAACTTCTTTGTGGGGAATATGCTCATATCTTAGTGGAGGAAGATATGGTTAGACCCTTGCCATATGGCATGACATTTTTTACTGCTGACTCTGTGGTAGTACAATCAGGTCACATATTACTCGTTAAACGAGCTGAGTACCCCGGTAAGGGCTTATGGGCATTACCCGGTGTTCACGTGGGTCTCAACGAAACAGTGGATGAAGCATCGGTTCGGGCGTTGATAGAGGAAACACATCTTAAGGTTCCCCTCAAAGTTTTGAAAGGGAGCCTGAAAAAATCAAAACGTTTTGATCATCCTGAACGATCTTTACGAGCAAGATTAACAGAGAAAAATGCCAGATCAATCACTGACGCATTTTTCTATAGACTAGATTCAAATACCCCATTACCAAAGAATGTGAAAGCTGGTAAGGGGATTGAAAAGGCGTGGTGGTTCACTCTCGCGGAAGCGAAGAAAATGAGACCAGTTCTCTTTGAGGACCATGCCGACATCATTGACTATTTTATAGGGTAATGGTACAATTAACTTACGGTACATAGGAGATATGACCATGAAAACTAACATGAATTGCAATATAGCTACACTAAGCGACGGTATCAAATACTGTGCTATCAGGCCCACAATCACGGGCAGAGCCCTAGAATTCAACCCTAAGGCAGTTGAAGCCTTGGAACGAATTCACGGTGGACTAGCCGTCACAGATAACACTATTCTGGACTGTGACAGTTACAAAATCTCGCACTGGGCGTTTCTTGAAAACTCCACCGAGTATTCTACTTCATACATTGAAGCGAGAGTGGGGGCAAAATTTGCTACCACAGATTTCTTTGGTCTTCAGTATTTGCTAATGCAAAACACTTTCCTGAAGCCAATTACAGCCGAGATGGTTGATCAGGCAGAGCGTATTCTCACTGAACACGGCGAACCCTTCAACCGAGAAGGTTGGGATTACATTGTCAATGAGCACAATGGTTTCCTTCCAGTTAAAATCTATGCTGTTAAGGAAGGCGAAGTTGTTCCAGCTAATAACGCATTGGTTGTTGTGGAAAGCACTGACATGCGATTCAATGCAGCATGGGCAGCATCCTACATCGAAACCAAACTGATGCGTATCTGGTACCCAATAACTATCGCTACACTGGCACGAGAGTTCAAGAAGATCATTCATAATGCTCTTCTTCGAACCGGCAACCCCGACACCGGCAATCTTCATCTAGTTGATGAAATCACAGAAGCTGACATGAAAGCGGTTGACTTCGGTGCCCGTGGTGTATCATGCCGCGAACAGGCTATGTTGGGTGGAGCAGCACACCAAATTTCCTTCAAGGTTACCGATAACCTTCTTGGCATGGGTATGTTGATGGACTACTACGGCGATGGTGTGACAGTTCCTTCTTATTCTATTCCCGCAACAGAACACTCAGTGACTTGTTCTTGGGGAAGAGGCCGGGAATTTGATTTTTACGCTAACATCGTTCGCACTTTGTTGCCAAAGACTGGCGTCTGCTCAGTTGTGATCGACACCTACGATTCACTGGAAGCTATCGACATGCTTGGTCAGCTTCAAAGTGAGATTGAAGAAAGCGGGACCATAGTTTTCCGTCCTGATTCTGGTAATCCGGTTGATATGACACAATTGGTAATACGGAAGTTGGACGCCGTATTCGGTTCTACCGCCAACAAGAAGGGTTTCAAAGTGTTGAACCCATGTGCCAGAATCATTCAAGGTGATGGAATTGATCTTGAAATGTGTAAGGCAATTCTTGACAACTTCGAAGCCATTGGCTACTCCGCTGACAACATTACGTTCGGCAGCGGTGGAGGAATGTTGCAAATGGTTAACCGTGACACTATGCGGTTTGCCATGAAAGCTTCCCACGTCGTGGTTGACGGTGAGGCAAGGGATATCAGGAAGACTGTTATCGATGATCCCACTAAAGCATCCAAGGCTGGTATTCTTCGGTTGGTTAAGAACACCGATACCGGTGAATTCAGAACCATCAATCAGCATGATACTATGGATAGTAAGGAAGTTGATGCAATGGATATGGTCTATGACAACGGTGTGGTGTGCCGATGGGAGGATTGGCAGACTATCCGCGACAGATCTGACAGGGATCTAGCAAAATGACTAGCCAGCAACAAACATGCAAGGTGTGTGGTCGGCCTGATAAATTTGACTTCCACGTTCCAGATAAGGTTTGGTGTTCGGTTGTACCCGAACAATTCCAAAATCGCGTTGTGTGTTTGTATTGCTTTGATGAGTTTGCTGAGGTAAAAGATATAAGATATGCAGCGGATCTGAGCAAATTGTACTTCGCTGGCAGACGCGCCACATTCCATTTCGCTGTTGAGTGGTCAGGTGACTAGCTCCATTATCCAGAAAATAAACTGTTTGACAATTGGTTTTGGCAGGAGTATAGTTAGAAGGTGGGGCTTAACGGCCCCGTCTTTCTATGAGGAATAACAAAGTATGTTTGATTTCAATTTTGATTATACCGTAATTGAAACCGCAATAAAATCAATACCAAATAATGAAGTAGCTGTTGGGTTGATAGCCACTTCATTATTGTTGTCTGTATTCTACCTAATGAGAAGTATCTTTGTTGGTTTATATGAAAAAGTAAAAAACACAATATTCACATATTCCACATATAGGTACATATTTCATGAATATGAATCAGAGTCTTATAGTTATTTTCAATTTTGGTTATCAAAGAAAAAACAATATATGATCAGATCATTTATAATTAATCAAAGTTATGGGGAGGACGCGAAAATACATTATATCCCAACTTTTAGTAGATTCTTTATCATATATAAAAAAATACCTATATCTGTTTACCACCAAGAAGAAACTTATGGGGGATCTAAAAGACGATCCTATACTTTAATTGTGCCTAATATTCTAGTGGATGGTAAGGGAATCATGGATGATATAATGCAAGAAATTTTAAATGATAAAAAGAAAAATAAATCAAAGATTAATGTTTATTCATTGGCGGGGGATAATGGTTGGAGCAGGATGCCATTGGACATTCCTTATTATGATAACCAATATCCCATATCTAGTTTCGGTCTAATACAAGAAGATTTGAGAAGATTTTTAGATAGTGAAAACACATATAATGAACGTGGTGTAAAATACAGGAGAGGCTATTTACTAGAAGGCCCACCCGGATCAGGAAAAACTACCATAGTAGGTAAGTTGGCAAGTATTTTCAAAATGCCCATTTATAACATTGGTTTAGATCAACTTTATTATTTGTCTGATATCCTCCATACTGTACCAAAACGTTCTATTATTCTAATAGAAGATATTGATTTTTCTGGAATGATGAAAAGGTCTGATATGCCCATAATATCAGCATCTATAGTAGCACCTAGAGGAACAACACAAGAGGAGGATGTGCCAAACGATGATGTCACTGATACAGACGGGTCTGTCTCTGAGGCTCCTCCTCGTGTTAGTATTTCTAAAAAGGATTTAGAAAAAAAGGCAAAGGAAATTCAAGCTAAGGAAGCACAGGGATCTTCTTATGCTTCTGCTTTTATGTCAGCGTTCCTCAATTCATTATCTGGCATAACTTCTTATTCAGGTTCTGTTCTTATTGCCACTGCAAATAAAATGGATGTTATTGAACCTGCTCTACTTAGGCCCGGAAGAATTGATAAAATCTTCAATGTTGGCTATTTGAATGATTTAGAAATCCAAAGTATCATCAACAAATATTACCAAAGTTCTATTTCTGGCGCTTCCTTTAGATCTAATTTAACTATAGCTCAAGTAATTGGCGTTTGTGTAGAATCAGAAAATGCCGATGTTGTTGTAAATAAATTAAACAGAACAATATGAATACCTTATATGTGATTGGATCTATCTGGGCAATCTTTATTTATTGTGGGGGTATTAGTATTTTTATCAATAATAGAACTGGTCATAGCGAATTTCATATGCCAGCGGGCAAAGGAGATTGGATAACTGAGCATAGATCTCCCACCCCAAAGGATGCGTGGCTATCTTTATGCTGGCCTCTATTTAGCCTTTGGATTGTATGCAAGATGATTATTTTCTTCCTTAATTCATTGGTGGCGTTCCCTCTACTACTGATAGGGATTAATATAAAGATTCTAGAGTGTATAAATGGTTTAAGTTGTGAGTTAGGAACACCTTCCTGAAGAAGTAAACATAAATACAGCCACAGTAGAAGTTTATTGACGAAGGTAAAGTATGCAATATCTAATTGTTGGCACAGGTAGGAGTGGAACTGGCTTTGTAAAACACTTATTAGGAGTTAATGGGATATCATGTGGTCACGAAACTGTCTTTGGTCTTCCCCATTCTAAAGAAGCATATTTACAAAAATTGAAAGATATAAGGCTACCTGCGGAAAGTAGTTGGATGGTTGTTCCTTTTTTAGATGATATACTTGAAGCCGAACCAAACATAAAATTATTACATATTACTCGCCATCCCGTAAAGGTTATAAAATCTTTTCTAGATCTAGGAATACTGAACCATAAAAATAATCCTCTATACGTACAGGTTATTGGCCCATATGTTACTGGCAACACAGATATTGAATTGTTAGTCTCATATTATATAACATGGTATAAGTTTTTGGAACAATACGATAGACTTATATTAGATATTGATAATTTTGATTATTCTAAGTTTTCTGAATTCATTGGTAGGACAGCAATACAAGATGATAGCGTGGTAAACAGAAAAAGTAATCAAAAGGCTAGAAAGCGTGATGAAGCTGACGTATTAAATGATATTACCATGTCTTGTCGTTATGAAGAATTACAAAAAATATGTGAAAAATACGGGTTTATATGTTAAACTGGTATAGACGATTGAAACAGAATAATAGGAACAATTCGTGGTTACAGGCACTGCTGAATATAAGAAAATGATTGAGGAACGCAACTCCAGAAGGTTTGGTGTTGAAACTATTCACGTTACTGACATGATACATGACTCAGAGGAACCCCTTGAATTTTATGGGTACAATCAACTGTTTGGTTGTAGAGTACCCACCACTCAACGATTTACCAGACTGATGATAACCTTCACATATGAAGGTGAGGGTTACCATTTCATTGCTGACCCAATTATAAAAGAAGTGATAGAAAAAGACCTGTTTTCATCTTCTAAACATGCTGTATTGGATGGTGAAGCAATGGAAAAACAATTCAAACAAGAACTAGAAGAATTAAAGGAAACAATAAAAAATGACACAGAAACTGATAAGAGAAATCACCGGAAGCAGTTGGGATAGATATTTTATAGAACTTGCTACATTAATATCAACAAAATCTAAAGATCCAAGCACTAAAATGGGTGTTGTAGTAGTTGGGGAGGATAATGAAATCCTCTCCACTGGGTTCAATGGCTTCCCTCGCGGTGTTGATGAAATAAACTACCCAGAACGTTGGGAACGTCCAGATAAGTATATGTGGATTGTTCATGCTGAAGCCAATGCAGTGGCGAATGCTGCTAGAATTGGAGTATCATTAAAAGGTTCCAGAATGTATATGAACTATCGGCCATGTCCGTGTAGTACGTGTGCATCCTTAATCATTCAGGCTGGCGTAAAGAAAATTATCGGGCCTCCCGCCAAATTTCCGGGTGTAGGTAAGGGCACACACTATGATGTGGATGATATTACCCAAGAAATGCTTGATGAAGTCAAAATAGTGCGAATAACTGTAAATTAGTTCTTGACTTTATGATGGAAGTGAAGTAGAATTGGATTTTTGGATGAAAAGATAAATACAGTATGAAACTTGAAGACGTAAAAACAGGGCCAGAAATCTTTGTGATGGTTGGTTTGCCGGGATCTGGTAAGTCAACATGGAGTAATAATATGATGGCAAATAGCCCAGATTCATACGTTGTTGTTTCAAGTGACGATGAACTTGAGCGTATGGCCGACCATGAAGGAATATCATACGGGGACGCACATAAAAAGTATATTGGAAAGGCTGTTTCAATTAGTAAACAAAAGTTTCGTGAAGCAGTAAATAAGGGTGAGAATATAATTTGGGACCAAGTAAACGTGAGTCCCAAGAAACGAAGAAGCATACTAAATCAAGTACCAGCAGGTTACAAGAAAACAGCAATAGTGTTTGAAGTAACTGCAAACGAGCTTAACCAGAGGTTAGCGAAAAGAGAACAGGAAACAGGTAAACATATACCACCACACGTTGTAAAAAATATGGCCAAAACATACCGGCCACCCACGAAGGAGGAAGGGTTCGATAACGTAATATTCGTATAGGAGAAGCAAAATGTTGATTAGAAAAGAAGACAACACAGATATGGTTCTAGATACGTTCCCGCAGATTCTAGCATTGAATGCTGGCGGCGAACCTTTGCACTGGATCTCATACAAGGATTCCGCTTACTACATGTCACTAGGCAAGGTGCTATGGAGTGCTGGTCAATATGAAGTTCGTCTACGTGGTGGAACAAACGCAATGAGCGGTGAGCGTTCCATAATGATGCTTGATACGATTATTGCGTTGGATAATGACCTAAGCCCGACGAAGTACCGTAGGGAAGTACCGGCGTTGTCTAACCGTGAGTTGTTCTCCCGTGATCGGCACTTATGTGCATACTGCTCAACTACGTTTTCAGAGAAGTCTTTGACTCGTGACCATGTTTTGCCACGATCCAAGGGTGGTAAAGATTCTTGGAACAATGTTGTAACATGTTGCAAGCCGTGTAACCAGCGTAAGGATGATATGACTCTTAAGAAAGCCCGTATGCAGTTGGTATACGTGCCCTACACACCTTCATATAATGAAACACTTATTTTGAAGAACCGTAGGATTCTTGCAGACCAGATGGAGTTTTTGCTTAAAGGTGTCTCCAAGAAGAGCAGGTTGCATAATTATGTCAAGGATGGCCAATATGTGACTGCAAATTAAATTAAACCTTGTATTACACTAAAGGGTGGGTTATACTCACCCTTTTTTGTGGGAAATAATAATGTCATTCACTGTATTCGATGGTGTAAAAATAGAAAATGTAAGCAGCATTATAGAAGCATTTGATTTCCTTGTTTCTTTTAAACAGGGTATGAAAGACATTGTTCAGGAAGATAAAGCTAGAACTATCTTAACGATTTCTTGTCTATTATATGACCAGTACCACGTCAGTGGTGTGGATGCATTTGAGGCTCATGACACGAAACGTATTCCTTTACTTACTGCGATGCACCGTCTCGATGCAGTTGATAAGGAACAAAACACGGAATACAATATAGGACTTAGAGAAATTGGAAAATATATTGTTGCTGTTCCGTTTCTTAAAGACAAAGTAAGTTACAAGTTGTTTATGGATGACCCTAGAGTTACCCCGTGGGGATATTGGGATAATGTGGACCCCGATGAAACCGCCAGTAAAAAGGAATGGAAACTTCGTGAAAAGGTATGGAATGAAGTGTTTGAGGGGGATGGTATTCCTGCGGAATCTTTATTGATGGTTAGGATGTTCGATACCAAGTATGTCATTCCTGAAGATAAGTTCATGCAAACGTTACCAACCGTTGAAGAACGTGAGACGGCATTGGCCAACACGTTAGGTATGGATGCTGAATACCGTGAATCAGAAGCACTTAATGAAAACCTTCTTCCTTCTGCTGCGTGGGCACGAACACAAATACTGGCAAAAGAAATTTTACCAACAATACAGGGTAAATTAAATGCTGACCTTACCCTACACAATTTGGAACAAACAACGCCTATAAAACAACAGACGGTACCCAAATAAAATGAATAAACCTATAGCGGTATTTGACTTAGATGATACACTCATCAATCTAAAAGAGGAGATGTATCAAATATTAATCAGAGAATTCGGGAAAGGGAAGGCGTTACATTGGTCATTGTGGGAATCTATAGACAATGAGCGTAATCTTGGAATGACATTGGACGAACTCATAGCGTTCGCTAATGAACATAAGATATTTAAGAACATTGTACCACATCTGTTTTCAGAAGCGTTGCTGATGGATCTGCGGAATCGTGGGTACCATGTTATTATACTAACTTCTCGCGGTGGGTTCATTACAGACGCATTCATTGAAACTAGAAACTATCTCAGGAAGCATAAACTACAGTTTGATGAATTGATAGTTAGTAATATTGGAGATAGTAAGATGGATTATCTTACACACCATGATAAAATACACTTTGCTATAGACGATCAAGAGCATAACTGTGTAGAATTTGCAGAGTCGGGAAAGGTAGAGCATGTGTTCATGCACGCATTACCTCATAATAGACATTGTAAACGCTTTGTTCGCCTGCACAACCTATTTCAACTATACGCCCATCTTGGATTGTCGTAACTATCCTGCCTCTTCCAAGGCACATATCCAAGATTTAACAAACTGACTTCTGATGATATCGTGTTTTGTAAATAAGATTTCATCAAATTCATTAACTGCCCTTGCTATGTTAAGGAACCGCTCCATTCCACATTTATCGCGGTGTGATTTATAAAGGTCTGTTTGTATTTGGTCACCTACAATTATCAACTTGCTGTCTTCACCAAGACGCGTAACAACTGAGTTAATTTCGTGGAAGTTTAGGTTTTGTACTTCGTCAACCACCACGACTGAGTTATCCCAGTTTAAGCCTCTGATAAAAGAAGTAGATATAAATTGAATTATACCAGAGTTCTTCATACTATCGTAGCCGGAGGAATATCCGGTCAAGTAACTTATGATATCCACATATGGGACTTCATATGGTTCAAGTTTCTCATCCATAGTTCCCGGTAAGTGTCCTATCTCTCTAGTGGATACTGCATTACGAACTATAATGAGTTTGTTTTGTGGAGATTCCTTTGATAGAACATCACATAACGCTAAGTATATTGCAGCTAATGTCTTACCAGTACCAGCAGAACCATTTGCTATAATAAAGTTCCCGGCGAAGTATGATTCAAACATTGTCTGCTGTGGGGTATTGATAGGGCGTATCGATTTTAAGTCGTGAAGTGACCACTTCTTTTTCTTACTGAGTTGTTCTGATTTTGCTATTCCGTTGTTTATGAGTCCATCCTCTAAAATTTTTAACCTTCTATCTTTAAATTTAATTGCTTTTTTATGACGAGTCATATAAACTGTTCTCCCTTACATACTATAAGTATTGCAGTTGGTGGGATGTGTTTTATTTACATACTACAAAACCCTCCATATACATGGCTAACTATCAAAATGTCAAGTTGGAGAGCTATGTTAATCTAACATCGACGTGATAATTTAGTCTAAGATAGAATCGCTATTATGTCTCGTCTACTTGACGAAATCCAAATGATAAATACATTTGAACTTGTGAATATTTATAAGATTTTGGAAAAATAAATGATGGATGAACTAATCCTTGATATGTCAAAGACTTACATCTATGAAGGTCTTGAATATATTTTGACAGGTAGAACTGCCAAAAAACGCGAAGATGCTAGTGCTCTCCCACAGCGCAGATCTAAACGAACCGCTGCCCGTGCTCCCAAGATTGTGCCCATGATGGTGGAGATACAATTATCCCCCAAAAGAACTGCACAACATCCAGAACCACCCAGTACTGAGAGGAAATGGGTAGAACTGAATGATCTGTATATGATAGATGATATGTTGGATGAGCCTGATGAGCCTGACATAGCTGAACCTGACGAACCTGACGTGGATGAACCTGACGAAGTTCCCATTCTTACCGGATGGCACAATGATATTTTTGAGGAGAACGACGATGACGATATCGATAATAGTGGCGATTGATGATGCTCTAGGCATAGGTAAAGATGGTGGTATTCCTTGGCATTTCAAGGAAGATATGCAGTTTTTTGCTAAAACAACAAAGGGTTCTACCTGTATTATGGGCAGGAAAACATACGATAGCATGGTGAAGGTGCTTGGAGAGCGTAAAGCCCTTCTCAAAGGCCGTCAGAGCATCGTTGTGAGCCGCAACCCCGAACTGATAACAATGGGTGCGGAACTAGCTAAAAGCCTCCCAGAGGCTCTCAAATTGGCCACAAATGAGTCTATATTCCTTATTGGTGGTGAGTCTATTTACACGGATGGACTATCCTTTGCCGACCACGTATATATTACTAGAATACCGGGATATTATCGCTGTGATGTATCTCTCACTGGTATTTTTGATTCATGGCGTGCCAATAGTGTGGGCAAAGACTTTAAAATAGAAACGTCACAACCATCAGAATTAGGTTCCAGTTTAATATACGAATGTTACAAAAGGAAACAAAATGAAATTTAAAGACACGCTGATTCTACATAAAAAGTTAATTGAGCGTTTGGGAGAGGATTTAGTATACTCTGTTGCCTATGATCAAGGGAACTTTTATTTGTCAATAAGCACCCATAGATCTGAAACCCAAAGATACACACATGGTAGAAACATGCAAACTGCCTTGCTTGAAAGAGATGAAGGCACCGTTGATGTGTTGGTTGAGAAGATAGTTGAGTTATATGGGAACATATTAGTTCCCATAACGGAAGAGGATTCGGTGAAGTGAAATGAAATTATCCCAAATCGTAACTGAAAAAAAGCAATCCCCAAAGAAGGGAACATACGTCGGGGTTAGACTTTCTAAAGAGTCAATAGAAAAGGTTTTGGATGTAATTGAAAAATTGAATGTGCCTGAACCAGTTGAAGAATCAGAGATACATCTGACTGTCATTCATTCTAGTAAGCATCTTCCTGATTTCAAACCACGCGGAAAGTTGGATGATCCAATTGAGATCAAGGCTAAAAAGCTGGACATTTTTTCTAGTGGTGATGAGGAAAATAACGTTCTGGTGGTGATAATGGATGCCCCAGATCTCGTTAATAGACACGAAGAAATCATGGATGAACACAAGGCTACCTATGATTTCCCTGAGTTTATCCCACATATGACATTATCTTATGATTGTGGGGATTTTGACTATAAGGGCCACAACATGGGGGAGCTTCTTGGCTCTCTGGAGATAGACAGGGAATACGAAGAAGAATTAGCATTAGATGGTAAGTACAAATGAGAATGAGCGGTAACCACCAAACAACATTCGCAGATTGGGCCAGAGCTGTTATTACGCACTATCCATATGAGTTAACATACAAATTGGAGAAGGAAACAGACACCGTACATGTTTTTTATGAGGAAAATGAGATTGCCCATTACGATTTTGGGCATGGGACTGGTGAAATGGTAGATACCGAGCAACGCAAAATCACTGATATAGGTAAATGGGATTCATTTGAGGAGATATCTATTGACAGTTTACTTCATGTGAGTTAGTTCAAAAACCATTTGACAAACCTTTTTGCATGGTGTAATATATAACTTAATGATAGTAAACTTTCTAATTGAAAGTTGCTCTGGACGAGGATTCGATTTCCTCCACCTCCACCAAGCATATTTTTATGGGGGTGACCTTGGTTTCGACAGGGGATGAATAGGTTATTGGGCTATCCGGTTTCAAGAGCCGTATATCGAGAAATAAAACATCTGCAAATGATGAAAGCTATACCGAAGATTTTGAAGAAGAGTTCGCTCTTGCTGCATAATTATCTGGGGTTTGGAAAGCCTTATTACCCAAGTTTCTGCCAAACGGCTCCTTTGGGGCCGTTTGATTTTAGGAGGTTTAATTTCGAAAAATTTTCACTCGCATTCCGATCTGATAAATATTTTTATCAGCCAAAGATATCTAGGAGATCCATTTGATGACAAATTCTGAGGAAGACGAGATTTTAAGTGCATTACCGTTATTAAGTGGTCTTTTGGAAGAAAAGTCCATAAAGCATTATACTCAAGTAATCCCAGTAACCATACACCATTTCTACCTCACAGGGGAAATAAGTGATGAAGTTGACAGATATGTTGACATGCTCAACATCATCAAAACATCTGAACCACATGATAAAATATTCATTTATCTTAACACACCGGGCGGTGATTTAAATACCACTATTCAGATAATATCAGCTATTTCCAAGTCCCCGGCGGAAATTACTACCGTCATAGAAGGTGAGGTATGTTCAGCCGGGACATTCATATTTCTCTCCGGGGACTATTATATTGTCAATGACAATTGTTCCTTTATGATTCATAACTATAGCCACGGCGCGATTGGTAAGGGTGGTGAAGTAGCTAAGAGAGTTAAATTCTCAGAGAAATATTTTAAGGACCTTGCTCATTCCTTTTATAAGGATTTCCTTACAGAGGAGGAAATACAGGCCGTCTGTGAGGATAAAGATTTTTGGTTTGGTTCAGTAGAACTTATAGAGCGCCTTAAGCAACGCGGTGATGATAAAATTGTCGAATTTAACTATGATATAGATGAAGAAGAAGTGATTGAGAAAAACTCAAAACCCAAACCCAAAACCTAAACGGTCTTCATGTAAAAAGAAGAAATAGCTAAACTTCCAGTAATATGCTATACTCCGCGCATGGATACTATCGAAGACATAGTACGAACTCATGTGCCTCTCGTACATTCTCCATCAGCTAAGGGCTGGAACAAGATATTTTGTGAGGTTTGTGGTGATGGTACGCATACCAAGGGACCTCGTGGAGGATGGTTGTTTGAAGAGGACATATGCTTCTACAACTGCTTTAATTGTGGCATAGATGGTAATTTTGATCCAACCCGTGATTCTCCACATTCTAAGAATATGTACGACATCTTCCGTTCTTTTGGTATACCACCCAAGGATATAAATGCCCTTATTACCTCAAAAATCAAGACAGAGAAAGGCAAAGTTCTAAAGCGTCCAACAAAAGTTCATTTGCCCAACTTACCCATACCAGACTTCTTCAAACTAATGAACAAATTCGATGACGATGACATATTGGCAGAGGAGGCTAGGGATTTCTTGTGGGAAAAATACAAGATGACCCAAGACGATTATCCGTTTTTCTTATCCACGGGGAAGACCAACTCTACCTTAGATGGGGATATACATTTATCTAGGTCTCTCCGGCCAAGAATTATTATACCATCATATTACAATGACCGCATGATTTACTGGCAAGCGAGGATATTCGTTGGTGAGAGTGTCAAAAAATACATCACTGTAACCATAGAGGATAGCCAGTCTGTCATGTTTGGGATGGATAATTTGTATGTGAGTGACCCAGAAATCCCATTGTATATAACAGAAGGGTTTTTTGATTCATGGCATGTCAATGGTGTGGCCGTACTTGCAAACGCTATGAAAAAGGGTAAGGTATTGCTTCTGGATAGATCTAGAAGGAACAAAGTAGTTATCCCTGACTATAATAAAGATGGAATGAACCTAGCTCAACAAGCCATTGACCTTGGGTGGGGTATCTCTCTCCCAGATACACTGCCCTGTACTGATATATGTAAATCTATAAATAAATTTGGCAAACTGTACGTACTCAAGACAATAGTAGATAAGACCTATTATGATTTTGAAGCCAAGCTTCGCCTTAGAGAGTTCATGTTGAAAAATTATAATTTTTTGCAGTGAGTTATCATAAATACTCTTGTAAACAAATGCAGGGTACCATGGTAAATTATTTAACACAGAATCGTTCCACGGCTAATAAGAAGACCACTTTAGACCGTGTGGCTCAAATTAATCGTTCTATTTTGGTCCTTACCCATATGGCTGAACTTCATCGTGCCAGAACCAAAGGTAGTAAATCCCCCAGACCAACGCTGACAGAAGAATTTTTTGAAGGCGTGCGTATCATTTAAAAAACAATATCCACCGGTTGAATAAATAATGTAAACAATTACACTATTTAGCCGATGAAATACGACAACGAATATCTTAAAATACTTTATGATGAGAACGACTTAGAGACGTTTCTTTCTCTCGTAGATGTCGAAAATATTGTTGATCTTCGTAAAAAAGCTATTATCGGTGCTCTAAAACGGTCCATTCGGGTGCTTAACCTAGATTTCAACCCACTTCCCATAGCTCAACCATCCATGAAAGTAAAAATACAGGGATAACACTTATTGTATACCTCTATAAATATGTAGTATAACAATGAGGCGTTCTGATGACTGATAATACCGGTGCAGAAGATTCTGGGATTTCTACACCCATACAATCATTTATAACATATTTCAATGAAGTTAAGCCGTATCATACCAAAATTTTGGAGATACTTGAGCAATACAACTTTGTAGATCCTGATGCAGCATCTAATAATCCATTTGATGTTGGTACCCAGCTATTGGTTGATTTTTCAGAATCAGTAATAACAGACTGGGTGACACCAACAAATACAGTAACAGAAACGAGTACAGTTACGCCAACCCCTACTCTTACCCCAACAAATACACAAACTTCTACTGTAACACCCACGGTAACTCCCACGTCCACTGTGACACCAACATTTTCAGCCACGTCCACTGTGACACCAACTGATACACCACCGGGAACACCACCGGGAACACCACCAAATACACCACCAAATACACCAGCAAGTACTCCACCGGGAACACCGGGTGGTTCGCCAGCAGTCACGCCAACAGTGACACCAACGGAGACGGTGACACCGACGGCCCAAGTGACAGCAACAGCAACACCGGCACCGGCATCATCACTAACACCAACCCCAACAGTGACAGTCACAAGTTCGCCAACACCGGCAGTAACTTCTACACCGGCAGTAACTTCTACACCAACACCAACAGCAACACCACCGGGAACACCAGCAGTTACACCAACCCCAACAGAACCATTGCCATTAAATGGTGGTAGTTATTACGTAACCGGTAATCGTTCAGATGCTGGTACCATGCTTACGTGGGTTAGATTTAATTCAAACGGTACAATAATTACACCAATTGACAATCCACCACATGTTTCTTATTCTGATAATTTTCCATCTACTTGGTTGAATACAACACCGCCAGCAGATCCAACAATTTATTGGTTTAGAGTAATAGTTACGGCTGAATGGTATGTAACTGGTTCTAAAACAGGAATATATAGTGCTTGGATACAAATGCCAGCTAGTGGTTCCATAGAGTGGGGAAATCGTTGCGTTTACGATCCGATTAGTGGTGCAGGGGAAGCAGATACACAATGGACTCTTGAAATAGCAATTGGTGCTGGCGGAACACCAGTTGATAATTGCACTGGGTGGATAAGTGGTATTACATTTGGTGGTGCATAGCCATAAATAATATAATTATATTGAATTTAAATTATGACTGATAGATCCAAAACATTACCATCATTAGAACGAATCCTGTATGATGCAGGGTTTGATGCTGACACTCGTTTTGGATTAGGTAATGATCAGATTTTTGTTGATCCTGATTTAGCACAATCTACTGTTATTGGTATCTTAACTGATTCTACTAGGGAATTTAGTGGGATTGATATTGACTCCTTCGTTAATAACAATGTCAACTTCTCTACCCCAGAAGATATCGTTGCTACCATGCAAGCAATATATGATAGTTTTCAAGTTGAAGATGTAAACCACATTTTCTTTCAAGTTCTTAATGATGCATTTGTGAATAAAAAAGAATTTAAGGAATTCTTTAAAACTTCTTGGGTTGCACTGCAAATTACACAGAATGTTGCTATACCACAATCCGTAGAAGATGAGGATACTAATGTACAGGGTGGCGGTGGATGCTTTACTGACCAGCCAGCAACCCCCACGGTTACTCCTAGTTTGACAGCACCCCCGATATCGCCAACAATTACACCAACCACATCTGTTATACCATCCGTTACACCAGAGGTGACACCAACTACTACGGCAACACCAACTATTACACCAACTGTTACAGCCACAGTAACTATTACACCAACCGTCACTCCGACAATTTCGGATACACCGGTTGTTACACCAACCAACACCGTGACACCAACAATCACGGTGACACCAACGGTGACAGTTACAAATACTCCTACTCCTACATCAACAGTTACCCCAACGAGTACTGAGGAGCCATCACCACAACCCACAAACACTCCTTCACCAACAACTACAGAAACACCAACCAACACCGTGACACCAACAGTTACGGTCACATCAACAGTAACACCAACAGTTACGGTCACATCAACAGTAACACCAACAATGACATCAACAGTAACACCAACAGTTACGGTCACATCCACAGTGACACCAACAGTAACACCAACTATTTCGGATACTCCGGCTGTTACACCAACAGTTACGGTCACATCCACAGTGACACCAACAGTAACACCAACTATTTCGGATACTCCGGCTGTTACACCAACAACTACGGCTACACCAACGGTAACAGCTACTGTTTCGGATACTCCGGCTGTTACACCAACAACTACGGCTACACCAACAGTTTCAGCGACTGATACACCGGTTGTTACACCAACTAATACGCCAACACCAACAGTCCCCTCAGCTATTGCAGATCTCGATCCTGCATATTGGTATAAAGAAGAAGGAATTGTAGGAAGTGCACCAGTTACAGAATGGACTAATTCTGGTTCTGCTGGTTCTGCTGGTGATTTTGATGTTGTAGTTGGAACAGGAGCAAATCTCACTACATCTACATTAAATGGTCATACAGGTGTTAGTTCTTCTGGATCTGCGGGATTAGAAACAACGAGTGGTATTGATATTGGTGAACCATTTGTTGTATTTACAGTATTTAAACCATCAAATTCAAGCCCATCAGCAATCACAGTTATCTGGCATAATCGTTCTGATTCAGGAAATATTGTTTCAATAGCTACAGAAGATGGTAATAATGATGAATGGTATATGTGGGCGGGTACATATTTACGTTCAGCTCAAACATATGATATAAATGCTCGATTATTTACTTCTGAATTTAGAGGGGATGCAACAAGTAAATTTACAATATCTGATCTCGGTAACGTGACTGGTGATGCTGGATCAAACAATTGGGATCTTGGTACGATTCTTACAAATTATGATAATTCTATATCTATTGAAGGTGCTTTATTTGAATTGGTAGTATTTACTTCTGATTTATCGGGAGCAAATATTACAGCAGTACAAGAAGAATTAGAAGCTAAGTATGCAATATGAGATGGTGGTTCGGCATAATCCAATCCCAACACCGACGGTAACCAATACACAAGTGCGTTTTAGTCTTGTATACTTCAAGTAATAAATACTGGTTAATCCCAGTCTTCCATCATAACTTTTAACGTTTTGATAGTAGTAGATGCACTGGTATATATTATTCCTTTACCGCCAGCGGCAATGAATGGGTTAACTGCCTTGGCGCGGTCATCAATTAAGATAGTATTCTCTTCCGCGAACACTTCTTTGTCTTTAGCCTTCTTAACAATATTGACCCTTACATCAGGACCAAAGTTATCTTTGATCCATCTACGCTTTTGTTTGGGGGCATCATCGAGAGTAATTCCAGCAGCGGTCAGTATCTCTACTCGTTCAAAATTGGAAGTAAGGAAGGCCCACAACTCTTTTGCATCTGGCATAAGTTGTAGAGATAAGAACCAAGGTTCAACATCATTATCATAATTCTTGATTTTCTTCCATTTTTCTTCCTTGGTAATGTCGTCAGCAGAAACACCAAACCTATCAATCATTGCTGCGTCAAAATCAGCCAACACACCATCCATATCCACATATACAAGAATGGTTTTAATCATCAGCCCTTTTCCAGTCTTCCATCATAACTTTCAATATTTTGATGGTGTTAGATGCACTGGTGTGAAGCACACCAATACCACCGGCAGCAATGAATGGGTTAAGAACCACTTCCCTGTCATCTATTAGGATTGCGTGGTCGTCGGCAAATGCTGCCTTTTCCGAACCAGCACCTACGATATTAACCTTTACATCATAACCGAAATTGTCCCCTATCCATGCTCTCTTTTGTCCTTGAGCATCACGAGGAGTACGTCCAGATGCAGTAAGTATTTCTACTCTGGAGAAATTGGAAGTGACAAAATTCCATAGCTGATTGGCATCACCCATTTTTGGAAGACTATAGAACCAACCACCAGACTTGTCTCTATTTTCTTGGTCATAGCGTTGGATTTCTTTCCATGCTTTGTTTCTACTTGGTGCAGTTCTAAAATTAAATCCAAACCTATCTTCCATAGCACCTTGGAAGTCAGCTATGACTCCATCCATATCTACGTATACTATATAATTCCGAATCACTTTTCTTTCTCCAAAAAATACAATCACCAATAGTATATCTATTGGTGATTGCCAAATTTCAGATATACTATTGGTGAAAAATTGTTACTAAGCGTTCTTACTTGAGAAATTTCTTCAAGAAAGACTCTATCCTATCACTACGTGTTTTGTCAGTATATTTATCCTTCAGTGTCTTCCAAGTAGCCATAACAGAAGTATTGTGATTAGACTTCAAGGAGTCCTCAAGTTCTGCCAGAATATGCCGACCAATTTGGTTAAATGGCTTATTCTCGTCATTCAATGACCCATCCTGTGTATGATAGATCATTTGCGTCACAAAATACAGTGCTTGCGTGTACACTTCTAACGTAGCACTCTTATTAAAGTTTTGGCTGACACCATGTAAAGCATTGTATCGGTCAGGACGGGTCTTGGTGATGTTCTCCAGACCTTCTTTAATTGCCGTGTCAAAGGCATTTTCAGAAGTCAGGTCCAGCCCACGGTTATCAGCACACACCGTAACCTTTTGCAGAACCGTTCGTCTCAAACTGTTTGACGCAATGAGGGAACTCAAAATCGGTACAATTACCTCTGCCTCAGTGTGCCCAACTACTTTCTCAATGTGTTCACCGTCGTTATCAGTAATCAATTTACTAATCATATCTTTGGGCACATATTTCATGAACCTTTCGATGTACTCCGTGTCTTCCAAAATTAATTGGATGGCGTCTGTTGTAAAGTTGATGTTGCTGAAAGTTTCGCTGGCTTTTACGTCGTCGTTATCATCAAACAGTTCTTTCAGTTTCAGTTTAATGGAACCACCAACCAAACGTTGACGCAGTTGGTCTAAGTTCAATTCATCATTCGGCATGATGTCTCGAAGATCACCACCCCTTTGGTGGAAGTTAATGGCATATTCCAAACGACGAGGGGACACTAATTTATTTTGTTCATTACTCAGCCCATCCCACCATTCAACGGCACCAATACCGGAAGTTCCAAAGGTTCTCTTGAAATACTTCTTGGATGGTTCGTATGGAACATGTATATGAACGTGGAACCTATCTTTCTGTGCCGGGTCCAACCGCTCAACATCATATTTCAGATCTTCGTCTTCTTCATCTTCAGGATTAATAGCAGCCCAAATCATTTTCAATTTGGTGAATTTCACGCCGTTGATAGACCGAAACTGGATCAATTCCATCACCGCATTACGAACTTTATCCTTTGCGCGATTAAGTTCATCCATGAAGATTGCTTCTACTTCATCGTTGTGGAAACCTTTGGGACGAACCAGTTCGATATAATTCTCCCCGGTTTCTTTGTCTATGGTTTCTTTTGGAACACCTACGAAATCAACCCAAGGGTCCATAGTAGCAGCAGAAAAATATTTCCACTTAAGGTTATGCCTTTCAAATGCTGCCTTACCCATGGCAGTTTTACCAACCCCATGTCTACCAATAAACAGAACGTTCATTCCATTTTCGATATAGAAGTCTAATTTTTTATCACTAATCATAGTTCATATTTCCTTTCGTTTCTCCATTTGTCTATATAATAGACTTTTTTAAAAAAGATGTCAACCTCTATTGCTTTTTTATTTATAACCGCCTATAATAAGTACTACTTGAGCGGAGAACAAATATGAGCGAACGCCTTTCACATCAAGAACACTTTAAAATTGCTAGGGCACTTGAAGTCCATCATGCTTTGTTTGAGCGTGTGTGGACTATGAGCCGTATACGCTTTAGTAAAAGGGTTCCCACTGCCGGTGTCCTGTTCAATAAAAAGGGCGATTGTATTGATTTTATCGTAAATAAAGAGTTTTGGGAAGGACTTTCTTTCATTATCAAGTGTTTTGTTATATCACATGAATGTTTTCATATTGCACTGAACCACGGTGCACGAACAAGAGAGTTAAAAACAAGAAGGTTACGAAAAATATCCAACATTGCACAAGATTTGGTTATTAACCATGCTCTTGTTAATCGTTATGGTTATAAGCGCGAAGAAGTAGACCCAGAAAACAAATATTGTTGGGTAGATAGAGTTTTCGAATCATTATTGCCAGAAACGTTCGCGGATGATGAAAACTATGAATATTACTTCAATATTCTAGTTCGTATGGCCGAAGAACAACCAGAGAAATTTCAAGAAATGGCTGGAAAGTCTGAGACTGTTGATGATCATGACTTAGGTGATCAAATAGGTGAAGAGGGAGAAGGAGAAGGTGAAGAGGGAGAAGGAGAAAGTGATGATAGCAAGGATGATGGCAAGGGTGATAAGAGTGATGAGGGTGATCCGGGTGATCTAGATCCTGATGAATTCGATTACTTTGACCCAAATGAGTACTCTGATGATTTCAGTGACGCCATTGGTAAGTTAGATGAAGACTTGACAAGTGATGAAAAAGAGACTCTTGAAAACTTCATAAACGAGAACGAAAATAGCAACGGTGACCCGAAAGAGAATCCAGAAGTGAAACCCACTGGAAAAAGTAAGCCGGGTAAGCCGGGTAAAGATGGCGGCACCCAAGCAGGTACGACTGCCGGTACAGGTTGGACATTTGCTAAAGAAGTGAAAGAACCAAAGAAACACAAATTTGAACATATTGTCACTTCTTGGGCACGAAAGAAAATGAATCCTGAGTATCTTGAGGAAGATCAGTGGGTACACCGAAATAGACGCTTTACCATGGTAGATACTGGGTTGATGTTACCTACTGAGTATGAAACTCTCACCAGAAAACCAGAAATAGATAAGATAGAGGTATGGTTTTTTCAAGATACTTCCGGTTCATGTACTGGTTATACCGATAGGTTCTTTGGGATTGCCGAGGGGATGCCCCTTGATCGGTTCAACATGCGGATGTTCTGTTTTGACACTAAGGTTTATGAAACAAACCTAATTGACAGAAAATTATATGGGTTTGGTGGCACATACTTTAGCATTTTGGAAGAACGTATTCAGGAAGAACTTACCAATGATCCTAAATTCATATATCCAGAAGCTGTTTTCGTGGTAACTGATGGGTTCGGTAACGAGATTGTACCTGATAAGCCAAAAAATTGGCACTGGATATTGACACCTAATGGTTCCCGTGACTGCATCCCAGATGCGTGTAGCTTCTATGATTTGGCTGCCTACGAAGCAGTGGAAGCAGCTTAATTTAAAACTTATTAGTTCCTCCCTATAAATACCATTATACAATTAAACGGTTTTATAGGGAGAATACCCCAATGGGCAAAAGTATCTTAAAAAGTATCGTGGGAGAGATGGTCAACGATACTACCAGACGCCAATTTATTGATAAAATACATGACGAAACTGGCATTGACAAAATATCTATCGAAGAGGCATATGATACTAGTAAAATCCCCGCCGAATCAAAAGGCAACGTGTATACTCTCATTGAAAACACCAAACGGGTTAACTCAGTAACCAAACACGCTAGACCAACACCCCGAAACCCAGTAGCCAAACACGCCAGAACATATAGTAAAAGTGGTGGGGTTCACGTGGGTAAAGACAAAACCTATTCCAGAAGAGTTAAGCACCATAAAACCCTTGAAGATTCTGATGTGGAGGAGGCCACTGCAACTGCTATTAGGGGTATTGAAGATAGACGAGACAACGTTCAAGCTAGAACACTGGCGGGTAATCTCGCGGCCAAAGGAAAAACCTATCAATATGCTTATAAAAGGTCAAATGAACTGAGGGACGAAGGAAAAATTGGATCTGCTAGAGTTTGGGCTAAAGCAGGGTATAGACTTTCTCATGCCGCACAGAAAGACAAAGTTCCAGAAGAAGTTGGAGATGTCCCAGCCAACTTGTCAAAGATATCCAAACTAAGGAACCTTGCACGCCATAACAATTTTGAAATATTTCGTGGTGGGGAAAGTGAAGTCATTTTCAGTAAAGACAATTTAGCTTTCATGTGGAACGAAAACACTGGTAAAATTTACCGTAGGTTCAAAAGAAAGTGGAATGAATTTGGTTCCTTCAGACATGATTCCACTGCCGAAGAAATGTGGCAGGCAATTGAAGATAATGTGGCTATGGGCGTTCGTCCTAAGGCTATGGGCGAACATGAAGATTCAAAAGAACATAAAGAAATGTGGCAGATCTGGAATTACAGAAAGAAAGAATGGGTTGGTAACCCATCACCAAATAAAAACAGATTACGTAATAGGGTAGATAAACTTGATAATGATTACGGTGCGTATAGTTATCAGGTGAAGAGGGCACCATAATGAAATTAAAGGATATTACAGAAGCAAAAAAGTTCTCCCAGTTTGAGCAAGGGTTCATTTTGGATGGAATGAATGATGCGTATGAGGATATCATGGATCTGATGTTTAGTATCGGCGGGCAAAAAGCATGGGAAGCCGCGTCACCAGAAATAAACAAGATGTTTCAGAAAGTAAATGATAGTATAAAAGATTTCTCCACCACCATGCGTCGAAGGCCAACCCACAGCGCAGATTCTGAGCCTAGTTGGGAAACCACAGCTAAACCGACTCTAAGTAGACATTTTCTTGGTATGAGTGACGGGATAGATGAAACTTTTTATAATTGGGACGATGAAAGCAGGGATGCTGTTATGAAAGCGGGGGTATCCACGAGTGACGTAATGAGTTATTTACGTAATGTGGTTTACCCGTTCGCTAATCCAAATTATGTTAAAGAATTTTTAAATCAGAAAGTTAATTAAAATACTTAGCTTCCACATCTATTTCAATAGGCCGAAAATTCCTAACAGCATCTCCGGTGTATGAATTAGTGTGTACCGGCTTTGCACCCTTACTACGGTCAATTGACCAAGTAATGTGATACTGACCACCAGATGGTCGTACAGTAGTACCATCAATTTCTATCAAGAAACCCTCTACATTTTCGCCGTTGTCAATATAACCAACAACAAACACCTTCTGTGGTTGTTTTGGGGCTTCGCCATCCTTTATACCGAATTGCTCGGTAATATGATGACCAATAAAATTGGGATACTTCGGGGGAAACAGATCTATCAACTTTTGTCGTGATCCAGCTTCCAATTCATAACCGTTATACATGCCTATTCCTTGTTGATAATATCTCGTATACGCTGAATCAGATCCAGAATTTCAATAGACTGTTCGTCCTCTTCAACGTCAATACTGGTATTATCCATTATTTCTTCGATGCTATCAAGGTGGTCTGTTATTTCTTCCCTGACGTGTTCTCTTTCTAAATCACCCACAGTTACGTCCTCTATCAGATATCAAAACTTTCATCGAGTTTTGAACGGCTAACTGATAGGGCCTTTCCGTGTTTGAGAAATTCATCATTTTCGTCAATAAGTCTCTTTTTAACTTTATCCCAATGTTCCGGGCCTAAATTATCTATTCTCTCAAGAAGAGTTTTCTTTTCTGTTTCGGTCAAATTTCGCATACTTACCCAAATAAGACTTGTTTACCACCAGTTACCGGGACTACTACAGCTTCCTTTTGCTGTTCTGTACCCAATGTAGTAATGAAATGTTCAGCTAATTGCTGTGACGGCTTTTCTGCTAACACTCGGGTACCCAATTTAACTTGGTATGTAATTTTCTCGTCTTCTTTTATCATCGAATCCATATCAAACTCCAACATATTTAGTGAATATGTAATTATATATCTCTATTTTTCACATATGGTCACTAAAACTTGATATTTATCACGGAGTTCTTCAATAATTGGTTCAACTTCTGATTCCCAATCAAGACCACCAAGACCACATCCTATTTTTGGCATGAATACTGGGAGTTTATTGACTTTGGCGAAAATAAAACCCTTCATGACGGTCTCTGAGATGCCCCCTAAGCTGGCATACCGTTTACCATCCCTTCCATAGAATACTTGGGTAAAACAGTTGAAAACCCACAGGGATTCCCCCAGCTTGATTATATTGACATTGCCAAGTCTACGATCCCTCGGATGGGTGTTAATGAAGGCATCATATACTTCTGGCCATTTAGTTTTGATGGCCAAAGCTACACCGGAACCCATAACGTGTTGACAATTTACGCCCTGTAGAATCACACCGAGTTCGACTGTGGTGATATCTTTTTTGATTATAGTGAATGACATAAAAATGCCCCTAAAACGGAGCATCTTACCATACCGGTTTGATTAATACAACAGATCACTCGCCTATTTTTTGCCTTTCTTCTTTTAGATCCTTAATTTCCTCAAGGAGTACCTTCCTATCATCACGTAACTGATTAACCTCGGCCTGTTGTGAGGCATTTAATGAATCCCCGGCATTTCTGGTGATGTCATTTACTTCGCTCTTGATGAAACGAAGTTCCATTTTGTCCATTGCAATTTGTTGGGTTAAACGGGAACGTTCAGAACTTTCATGTATCTTTGTGAGTTCCCCACTTACCTTTACTGCTACAGCCTCATATGCATGTTCATTAACGAGTTTAATAACTCTACCATCCAATCTCTCGGAAGCATAGACACTAACCTGCACAAGTCCAGCTAGTCCAGCAACAACTGTAGCAACCATGGTTCCTATGTATGTAAGTTTGGATATTAATGGTTGTTGATTGAACGGTTTGTTAAGTAAGGGTAACTTGCTTGTCACGTTTCTTCTCCGAAATAGTTAATGTTTAGTGTATTTATAAGGATTTCACATATTTTGCAAGTTCTTTAGCCCCGCCAATATATTGAGTCCCATGAAAAATTTGCGGTACAGAAGTTACTTCGGCATCAGGTACACTCTCTTGCACCCGTTCCACTAACTGTTTAACTGTATAATCTGTAGAGAGAAGTAATACATCATATGGAAGATTTTTAGCATCCAATAATTCTTTCGCTATTCTACAAAAAGTACAGTTGGTTTTCCCATAGAGAATAAAATTCTTCATTATGGTTTCCTTGATTGTTTTCTATAGTGATATCCCCATATTCATTAACAATAATGAGATAAATTTACACTATAACACAAAAAAGCTCAAACATCTATAAAATGTGAGCTTTTCAACATTCCAAATTGACTGCGCACACGGTCATAAAGCTATAATATGACTGAGTATGTAGGCATTTACATTAACTTTTCTTTGTGTTATTCGTTGCCTTTTTCGTCGCTACTGGGTTCTTCCTTGGTGTCACTAGTCTTACCCTTAAATGGACGGCCTTTCTTCGGCAAATTATCTTTCAATGACTGAACGTCTTTAAGTCTAAGTTCGTGGTCACGGTCACCCTTTCTCGGCTTAATAACTGGCTTCAAGTGGCCATCACCAATAAGTTGACGTATCCTAGACACAGAAACCTTTAGAACCCTAGCTGCCTGAGATGTAGAGATGGTCTCACCACCGGTAATTGGTGGAGGATTTTTCCTATCTTCATCATCAATTTCGTTGAGTGTCACAATATCTGTAAGTTTCATAGGTACATCCTTCTATTTGATTATAGAAGTATTTATCTAATTTGCTTCACACAAACAAAATTTACGACATCATTACCGGATAAAAACAATTTTGCACCATCGATAAGTGTATATTCATATACAAACACCTTCTCACCAAACATTATTTTCTGATATGTTTTAATTTGGCCACGGTACACAAAACTATAATCCGATGAATATTTGTGGGTACAAATTACCACATTTTTATATACTGGTTCTTGGTCAACAGGCTTTGACCCACATCCAACAATAACGAATAGAAGTAAAGCGGTTAAAGCAGTAATTTTCATAACAGAATCCTCTCTATTACTATTTACTGATTCCCGGTAATCATTCTTGTCATTTCTTCATTGTAGCCACGATCAATTTCGGCCTGAATGCCGTCAGTAATTTCAAAACTTCTCTTAACAATCTGTTCTGTATTACTCTTTAGACCTTGAGCGGACAAAATAGCCTTAGCAAATTCAACTGCTAATTGACCTCGGTTGCCATGTTTATCCCATATAGTTTTCTTTAGTTTCTCTACGACGGCGTTGGGTTGCTGTGCTGGTCGTTGCTCTATCTGGTTAGCTTGTGATCTTTGTTCAAACGGTGGTTCAGATAGTCGGGCCAGTGCTGTTGGGTCTTCCACCTTCTCCTCAACAATTTCACCTTCAAGAACCTCAATTTCCGGTTCCGGGGCTGCTTCCTCTTCACCCTCTCCTTCTTCACCTAAGTCATGATCATCAACAGCTTCAGACTTTTCGGTCATTTCTTGAAATTTATCTGATTGTTCTTTGCCGAACTCTGCTATTTTTTCCCTTATGCTCTCCCCCACATCTACATTATCTGCATCTGAACCTTGGGGTTCATCTTCTTCTTGATCCAAAACGATAGGTTCTTGAGCCGTTGCTTTGACTAGCTTTTGGATGCCGTCAGTTACTTCTTCGGTAGAGGTATCCTTTTTAGTGGTGCCTTTCTTTTTATTACTCATTGTTAACTCCCGAGTTTTCTATTATTATTTGTTCTCTCACGTCCATAATCCCGTGAGTGTCTACATTTTCTACATTGATATTTCCAACCTTTTCAGGATCACATAGTATATCATAGAATGTCGTGAAATAAAAGCCTAATTCTCTACGAAGTTTCTCTTTGTCTTTCCCAACTTTCTTCATATCTATGACATGTATTCCATGGCTATTCAAATCAGTAACAATTACCTGATATATCTTACTGTCTGACCCAGCCAGTGAATACACACCATCAGCATAATAAACAATACCATCCGAAAGCTTTATTACTCTTACACTCCCAAGTTCAGAACCTTTAAGAGAAGTAAGGGATATTCTTTTATTAAAAAAATACTTATGTAATTCCACCGTGGGTATTTCAAAGTTCAATAATGTTTTCAATGAATAGTATACCGACTCTTTTCTTCAGATAATTGCCATGTGTTAATTATGTACGTTATTATTGTTTTTGAAGACCACTCACCTTCTATTTCCTGCGTATATTCAGGTTCCTTCCCATCGATTAAAGACATAAACGCCTCGTTTGATCTCTTCCATAGATCACTATCATTAGTATGTCTCATGTCTATTAGCTGTATATTACCGTCTGCAAGATTTCCTACCGGGCTTCTACCAAAGGCAATATACACCATTGTTTTACTTCTCTGGTCCATTTCCATGATACCCACAAACTTATCAAACTGGACCACAATAGTTTCCATATCTTTAAAATCAGCTATGACAAATACCCTTGGTTTTGCTGACCAATGTTCTACCTCTTCAACTATTTCTCTAAGTAATATTTCATTCTGTATTTTATTTGTTTCACTCATTAGTCTCTTCACTATCGAAGTTAACTAAATCAGAATCCCCATTGTCACCCTTTTTACGAGGAAAAATGTTAATCCGTTCTCCATCTAGATCCCATGTACAAAAATGGCCATCATCAGCATCGTGTATGACACCCATGATCTTATCCTTAAAGAAGACAGTGATTACATTCAGACCAGATACAGTACGAAGAGGCTTATTGGAATCAATTTTTCTCTTCTTAACGGTCATTATATTTTATGACCCCGTATACCACTATACCGATAATAACGATGGTTAAAACCCACTTTGGTGTAAGAAGACCAATCACGAATGCACCAGCGGCAACAGGGACACTAGGTATCCCATCCAACCATCCAACCATACCCCCAGCCTTCTTAACAAGATGTAACAATGCCATATCCTTCACCTTCACTAATTTTAGTTAACGAAGTTCCTATGATAACACAGACGGATTCTTAATATCAACCCTGAATAGTTTTCTTTAGGGTATCAAGTAAAAATTCACCCTGTTCTAGGTTAGCTTGCTTCTTGTAATTAAAAAACCGTGCCAGTAGCATTTCATATGCTTCAGTTTCGCTGGTTGGCACTAAGAATGTCATCAACGGTTTACGCTGTTCATTACCACCGTGAGCACTCTTAAAGCCTTCCTGAACGCTTACTTTCATAAAGCCTTGGTTGGCTTCCACGAATAGTTGACGGAAATTTGTACCTTGATGGGCACCCTTTGTACCTAGATCAACTACTGCCATTGTTCTTTCGTTATTGAATTTAGCAGCATATCCGGTAATGGCGCTAATGATATTTGTTACCATACTTTCAACTGTTGCTTCTGCGGCTTCAACTGTTGCTTCTGCGGCTTCAACTGTTGCTTCTGCGGCTGATGTATCGACTGTATCGGTCATTACTTTACACTCCTTAAATGTGTGTGTTAAACTATTTAGGCTAGAAAAAAAGGAGTGATCCTTGTTAATTTAATCAGGCTGGGTATTATTTGGCCTGTGAAGGTGAACGCCAGTAACATCCTGTACCATTCCCCATGCATCATCATACTTTTTACGGTCTAGTAATTCTTCAAAATCTCGCTTCTGCTCTTCAGATGCTATTTGATAGAACTTGTAAACCTCTATAGCACCAACATTGCCGAGATATGAAACTTCAGTAAGGATGTCTTTGAGTAACATGGAAATATTCCTGTAATAATATTATTTATCTATTTCACAGGAATTTGTTTGTAGAAATATCGGAGGGATTATACGCTCCAGCCCCTCCAGCCATGTTTTCTTCATGACGTTTTTTTATTTCCTCCCGCAATTGCTCCTGATATTTATCTATCATTTCCCCCTGTGCCTCCTTAATCTCCTTCTCTAGTTTTTCCAAAGCAGGATCTCGGGGAACAGGTTTAAAATCTGCCTCTGCTGATTTCTTAACTTTATGGGAATAGTCTATAATGAAATCCGGGGTGATGATTAATGATATACTAATCCCTATGATCTTAATTTTACTGGTTATCGCAATACCAGCTTGCTCTAAATCTTTAGCCACTTCCGCCATACTGTTACAGAAGGTGGCATCCTGCACATTTTCTACGTAATGTATTTCTAGCATGTCCCCATCGCCAATTAGTTTTGTCTTAATATACTTGTCCCGTGCTGTATCATAGATTACATACTTTTGTTCTATATCTGACCCACGAATGTAGTTATCCATCTTTATACGCGTCCTTACTTCCGATAAAAACCGGATTGTCGAAATCAATGTTGGTAGTGTTGTATATTAAAATGATTATATCTAAAAAGAGGGGTGACTTTATTAAAGATAAATCAGTTAAATTTTCTATTATTGTTCCTTTGTTCATTAATTTGGAACGTTCGTTACCGTGAAATATCACAAAGGATTCTGTAGATACATCATAAACCTCAAAAAGTACATTATTTCCGAAAGGAGCGAAAAATTTCGTGTAATATTCCATTATCGTATGTCGAGACGACAACACATCACTTGACCAAGGAGCTGGTGGTATCATTCTATCACCCTAAATCCACGCTCCATTGCATACTCAACTAACTTTTGAGGTATCTCTAAGTCATAGTGATACATGTTCCAGCAATTAGCTTTGACGATATAACCGTTACTACCGTCCCTTTGTCCCTTTTTAAGGAACCTAGACTGTTTTAAAAAGTTTTGTTTCCTAATCATACCACATAACCATGCTATACTAAGATCTTTCTTCACTCTACAGAATGCATAGACATCACAACGCTGTTTGGTGTTGTGATTATTGAGACTTGCTTCAAAATCTGCTTGTGGTTCAACTGTGGTGTCTTTTGTCTTAACTTCAATCTTCGTACCGCCACGGTACATAATGTCATAATCTATGCACTCGTGACTAACTAAGTCCCCTATTAATAAATCATTGAGTGCTATCTCCCCTAAACAGCCTACAACGTTCCCCCCGCCGTTCCTGATTGAGTTCCTTAACCGGGGCATCTTCTTTGCTCTTATCTTGGCCAACGCGATCATGTCATCACTTGTTGGCAAAACTATCATCATGTAGACAACCTCTGGAAGTCGTTTTCCAAAAACATCCACCGGCTTAAGAATACTACGGGGTTTGTTGGTTTCGGCCAAACATCCTTTGCCAACATTCGTACCACACGCAAATCTCGTGGAGCAGTAAACCGTTCCATATACTCCCGAATTTCATCCAGATTATAAAGAAAGTGAAACCCACCCATGTAGCTCTGTCCACCATTATCATTTACACGTTTCACATCAGCCTCAATCCATTCACCAACGTTCAACACTCTAGATCTATTTATGCCATGAAAAAGGGTGTGTGGTCTATCATGTTTAAATTCAACAAGCCTGAACCCTTCATGTATCTTCTCGATGTCGCTCATTTACCTACGCCCCCGTTTTCCAACTGTTAATATCTTGGCTGAAAACAGAGCAATTTTTAAATATAGCATCTATAGTGGTAACAAACGAAACATCCCACGAACCAATGTCTTGGGTGGAATCGATGTCTTCAACAAACTTGGAGCCAATAATCGCTGGGGAAAGATAGTTAATAACACGATCATTGTTTATTTCAAAAACTACCATGTCAGGGAATGGGCCAGACAACATCCTAGCACATACTTGCTCCTTTGAAAAAAGGGTTAAATTTTCTTTGTCATCCGATTCAAAAATATCACCACTTAGTCGATATATGACAAACAGTTCGGAATTGCTTTGAATATCAAGATGATCCAATATGGCCTGTTTACTCACTCCGGTTTACTCCCGGCGGAATACGTGGAATCCCCATTAAACTTGATTCGTGCGGAGAATGTCTCATCAACTCATTTTCAAGTTCTTGTATACCCTTGAATAATTTAGTACCCATTATTGGAAATCTAAAATCTGGGCGTTCCTCATACTCATTATTTGGATACACAACCACAGTTTCTAACTCAATATTTGATAAGAAACTTACCAGTTCCCTTTTAGTAAAATATTTACCAAGGGCACCATTGGCCAGAAAATCATCTCGATTTATATCGTAAACAACAAAGATGGTTTTCCCCTTATCATCAGCGAAAAAGCTTTGTAAATAATCTCTTTTTAAGCTAATCATTAGGGTAGTCCAATTAGTTCCTTTTGTTTATCATATCTACCAAGTTATTAAATACTATGTCAAGAGCTTCAATTATGTTCTTTCCATACAAAAGTGGCTTGGTGCAATCAATACCAGTTTCACTCAAACCATACACTACCACATTAGATAAATGATCACCAAGATCACACAAGAACTTGGCCAATTGGTCCTTATTGAAGTAAATCTCACCACCGTCTTCCATATAAGAATCATCAAAAACGTCATATACCACAAAACCCTCACCTTCCACCTTTTCGAGGGTTTTGTGTATTAGATCCAAAAATTGACTTAATTCGTGGATATTTTTTAAAGATGTGGGTGGGGAACTCATTTAGATAAACACTATATCCTCGGGATCAAAACCTTCGCGTTCTGAAATCTCACCCAGACGAATACATTCTCTGTACAAGAAATCATATCCATGGAACTGACCACACCATATCATTTCATGCCAAATGGGGTTTTTGTTATCGTCCATCGCTATAACAGCAAAATTTTTCACGCCAAATTCATCTTCCTCGACACAAAACAAGGCCAAACCCATGGCATTACTGTAGCTTATATCGGCACCATTCTCAAAATCGCGTTCTGAAAAGCACCAAACACCATATCTTTTATCCACGTTACTCTCCTGATTACTTTTCTTCATCTTTTATTATACCATATTTACATCAAATTTAAAAGCTTTAACAAAATCAATATCATAGCTTGTTCCATCTCCTTCCACATCTATTGGAACCACCATAATTTCGACCATATCGGAATGTTCCTTTAAAAAAGATAGTACAAACTTTGTTTCCCGCCTAATCTCCTTGACATGATCATTAAATTCAGTATTTTTCATATTAGGAAACCGTGACCGTGGAATAAACGAATTGATGTTAAATAACATGTCCAAGGCGTTCTCACATAGTAACAGGGGCGTGTCACTTACCCATCTGTGGGTATCCCCACTGGTTGCCGCTAGTGACCTTCCAAGATACATCTCATTGCTTAAATTGTATAAAATAAACCCTTTTTGATGTTCCATTATTCTCACCTAATTTTGTCAAACTAATGGGATGTAAAATCCACAATGCTCAATCGTTGTCGGGGACATTTGACTCGTTTAAATCGAAGTGTGGAGAGTCATGTGCCCACTTGTCAAGAATATTAATAGAGTCAAGCCTATTATGCGGGGAAACTCCCTTAGTGAAATCCCATTCAATACCGTCCAATTTGAGCCCAGAAAACATCTTCGAACTGTGTTTCAACTTTTTACTAAGAACCGGTGCCATTTTTATCTTTGGTATTTCCTTCCACATATCAAACGAATGTCTGAAATCTATCTCAAAAAACACATCCCGTTGCGTCCCATCCCCGGCTTTATTACGTAAATCTGGCCCATAGTACCCCACAGTTGGTACCAACACGACGTTATCCTCACCCAAAAATGCTTGAAACGATGATGTTCTAAGCACGCATCTTGCGGTGTCAATAATATTTTCGTTAATCAGATACCTAGTTTCATCTACCCAGAAAAATGACGGGTGAGTATATGGTGTATATGTCATAAATTTGTCCGTATCTGTGCAAAAAAGAACATAGCCACGCCTGATTTCGGTAACCACTTTAGGCATTACTCTTGCTATGCGTGTTCTTGTCATTATGTTCTCCCTATCATAACTTAAACCCATGCTTGAAATCAAACGTGGCCCGGTCTTCATTTATCATATTCATCGGGATCAACATTATACCATCATCTGGACAGTGGTTTTTCAAAAACTCAAGTATATGATTAGCCGTTTCAAATTCTCTTGCAATAAACCCATCAAGCATGTCCCCTGTTATGGCCAGTATGGAACATCCAGATGTGCCAACCACCCACCGATACGGGCGGTGAAGTTCCGGGTCAGTTTCATCCAAGAGAAACTTATCCTTCTCTGGATTATAGATCACAAAGAACTGTTTAGTCATTTTCCCAGCCATAGCTGATAGCTGCGGTCATAATCCGGTGCATACAGGTTTACTTCATCACTCCCAACTTCCAACAAATCCAAGGGAACTACCATAATATCTTTCCAACTATTTTCCCTTCGTAGAAAATTTATCACCCAAATACACACAGTTCCTATCTTACTATACTTATCGTTATGTAAGTAGCCGATAAATGAACTAATGTTCTCTTGATTTAACGTGAAGAATATCCCATTGCTTGGCATCCATGTAAATGGGCTACCATGCGGTGTTTCCCTCAACATGAACAGAAATTTTTTCATTCCAAGATGATAAATGGCAAACCGTTTTTTTGCTATGGGCGTACTAGTATTCATAATTTACTCTACATTTCACCTGATATCCCGATACACATTACCGTTATATCCGCACCATCCTGCGCGGGATCAAAACCAATAAGTGTTCGTTGATTAAGTGGATCATTATCGCCTGCTACACCTTCACTTGCCTGTTCTTGTATAAACTTTACATAAGCAAAGGCCAACCCAAAATTTCTTTCCACATACACTTCATATGTAAATGCCGTTCTTCGTAGTCTATATGTGGTTACTGGCACTATTACTGACTGTATTCCCTCTTCTGGTGTGATAAATTTTACAATCCTGTTAAATTCTTTTTCATCTGCGGAACCAGTGTTTCTAGTTGATATAAAATAAGCACTCTGGGCTTCCCAAGAAAATTCTCCACCAACCTTCCCATTCACTGTATTCAAAAACTTATCTGTTTCTGTATTGTATAATAGATTACCACGGGCTATCGCCACTCCCTTATCATTCTCTTCCGGCCTTTCAGAAAGGAAAGTATCCTTGTACACCGGTTTGTTGATTTTCACAAGTTTCCCAAGTTTCCTTTTCTTATGTATTCTCTTCATCATGCTCATATTAATTATTAATTATTCTTGATTTTGGGGGTATTGGTCGTGGTCTTGGGGGTGGGGGTGGTCGTGGTCTTGGTGGCCCCGACTTCTTAGACAAGGGGTTGCTCAGTGAGGTGCTTATACTGGAAGACACTATTGCTTCTTCAGGCACACTGCTTTCTTCTATCATTCTTTCATAATACACGTGGAAATCCATTGATTTATTAAAATCTGGTTCAGTGAATCTACCACGATAAGTCATATTCTTAAAATAAGCAAATGGTATATAATTTGGATAATTTTTTGTATATAATTTGCATGGAACTAGCACACAGTGCAGTGACCCAACGAAATTTGATATTGCTTTGTGAAAGTGCCAAACTGGTTTTGGTTCACCATCTGCCTTCAAGAAAAAGTCTTCCGCATCTCTTAAAGTCTCTACCCAGTCGTAAGTTGAATTGTCAATACACCGTAAATACATATCTTTGTTTGTGCAATACAGAGCATACCCTTCGTATACAGAATAGGGAGATTCTGGCTTAGCATCCAATACTTTCTGCTTTATGGGGTATACTCTTTTCTCCTGAACGGCTCCTGTCGGTCGTTTCTTTACCCGAAGACCAATAAAAACTATCACAGATATTACAATGGCAGTCAGCCAAACTTGCCATGTTATCACAACTGTAAACATATCCATAACTAAATCCTGATTCCGTAACGAAAATCAGGCTCCCACACATCAACCATCCTCCCATTTGTAATATACGATGGTTTCAAGTCTCCGGGCACTATCCGTATATGTTGGTATCCAGTTTTAACTATCATTTTCACTACCCCCAGCATTCTAATACCCATACCAGAGCCACCAAGCATCTCCTCACAAACATCAATTTCATCAGGAGGCGGTGTAACCTCAGATATCTCAATCATGGAACGTACCATGGTGGTAAGAAAATCAATTTCCATATCAGTAAAAAACTGAAATGTGTCCTTTCCATCCCAAGACTGAAGCATATCCTCTCCACCCCAAGTATACACGCCCTCTGGTAACTGTAGAGATAAATGAGCTTCTTTATCCATATGATAAAGGGTATAAGTGTTGTCCGAGGTTTCTTTAACCCACGTATTTGGAATAAATGTCATTGATTTCTCTCTAATTTTCGCGTCTTTGTCAAATGCCATTATAGCTTAATCCCAGTACAAAATCCAGATTACAAATGCAATCCCCCAATATCGTCTAAATTAGCAACTGCGAAGGACACGCTCAGTATATGATCAACTGAGATTATATTAACCCCTTCCCTAATTCTCACAAACTTGAAGGGAACAAACATTCCGTGTTTTCCATCCGGGTTTTGTGATATGAAAGTAGTTAACTTATCAGCTTCCTTTCCTTTAAAACTAATCCATGTAGTGATTACTGGTTTATCTACCCAAGCAAATCCCCATAGGTGCTTTTGCTCTACTTCACTAAATTCCTTAATGGTGGGTGGTGGTTCAGTCAAATACTCTATGGTGAGATACTTCTCGTTAACCGGATTATACCAAAGATAATCATCAGTTAAGTCAAGATCTTTTATCATTGCCATGGTGCTATGTCACTCCATGGGAAAGTTCGTCTAAAGTCGTGGACTACATGTACCTCAATAATACTTACCTTGCCATCTATTGTAGAGGCGTCAACTACCCGACTATAATACACACTGGGCACCATGAAACAAGAAGAATATGCTTCTTTCCCAACAAATGATTGAATATCATGGGCAAGCACAACCGAAACAAGACTATTATCAACATCTTCACTCATAAACAAATTGATTGGTTTCTCTCTCCAACATAGTTGCGGGGACTCACTGTAATACGACAAATACCGCTCAGTCTCTGTACTATACAGCACATATCCTTTCTGTATCACCAGTTCCCGACCAAGAGGAATGTGGTCCACTACCCTTATCTCCGGCTCTCGCATAGTTTGAACCCCTGACGGTTTTGTAATAGAGATTGTGGGTTTCATAACTCTCTCTTAAATATGGTCAATGGGGTGGTGTGTATGTGATCAATGTCTATGAATATCTCCCGATGGCTCTCAGGTATCAACTCAGACGACGGGAACCCCCGCCCACGGACTAATTGACCCAATGCATAGATCAACCCACGTCGGTTATAAACGTCTGCGTGGAAGTACATACAGTTCACTATAATGCAATTATCAATATGATTCCAGACAAAATCAGTCATGGGTATTTTAAACAGTAGGTCTTCTCGTAGAATTGGTTGATCAGTAGTTCTTAGAAATATATTCTTTGAAAGGATGGATAATGTTTCATCAGGAATAAGCATAAGTTTATCCTTTTTCCACGCAAATTCTAGACGCCCACAATTACTATCCGCACATTCATCATCGGCTTCAAATTCACGGCATAGGAACGTATCCTGCGAAGCATTGTAGATTGCTACACCTTTACGCTTATAGTCAAAAGGCTTTAGTCTTTTATCTGCTACTACAAACTCATCTGTACCTAAATCCAGTCTCATAGTTTTTACTTATCACCCGCCGTCATCATACTGCACCTGAATGCATTAATAAAATTCAAATCATTAATAATTGTTTTGTCTTTGCCGCTGGTGCCAGTATCTCGGTCTATTGGGACAAGCATAATCTCTTCCCATACACTAGTACCCTTCAGGAACTTAAGCATATCTCTAATTAGAAAATTTAATCTACTTTGATCAGTCTCTATATCATGAATATGATGCATTGTAATCAACATGTGGCGAAGACCCACCGGCAACTTATCCCCCCACATAAAAATAATCGACTCCCCCGGTGGTGAAACCGTAACAACATTTGACCAGAACAAGAATTTATCTTGTTCTGGATGATAAATTGTAAATTGTGGTCTAAACTTGAAAACCATTTGTAAAATCCATAACTCTATCATCACCACCACGCATTACAGGGAAAAACCAGATATCTCTCCAGTTGGTAGTACGTTTTACAAAGTCGTATATGTCCCTTGTCATGTCATCCATTTCAACAACTATTGGCAGTGAAGCAATTTCTGGTTCCGTGTATCTTCCATAAACATACAATGAGTGTATTGCTCCTAATTTTTTTACATCATCGTCACCTAAGAATAATCTGCGTCCACCTGTTAATTCCTCAACCCATTGGAGATTAGGATAATCTGCGTCCTTACGTTTAATCATGAGAAACGTCTCATCAATAGAATCCCAAAGGTTGTATAATTTTATGTGAATTTGAATCCCCTCACAAAATCCAAATGTTCTGGTAGTTCCTCACATGAGGTGTGACCGTGGTACTGGCTCCCAACAACAGGAACAACTATTACTTTCCGCCACATTGCCTTTTTAGTAAGAAAATTGATTAACAATTTATTCACGATTCTCTTAGCCAAAACATCCACCTCAACTGTCACTAGCATACATTGAAACTTCTCAATATATTCAATATTATCCAAAGACAAAAGAAGATAGTTAGTAAGCGGCTTCTTTTCCCATAGAATCCGGTGGTCTATCTCACTGACACGCAAACACCTGTCATTTTCAGGATCATATACAACCCAATGTGACGAAAGCCAATGTGATGGTGTACGTGTCATAATAGATTCCTATTCACAGTGTACTCTTTCTCGTCAAAGAAAAACGACCGCCGGAAATCATATTCAGCACTAACAAGTTTATGTGAATCACTGTTTGATATAACTTTTCCAAATACACACAGGAAATTCTGTCTAGGCCAATTGTCCCCCTCAGTTTTTTGAAAGAATTCCATGATACGTGTGTGTCTTTCCTCGCTTGTTTCTAAATCATTGTTCAATACCACGTATCCGGTTATGGAAGCCCAACTCAGGTATAATCCTGTTTTACCCGGAACGGTGATATTATCTAAAAACTTTTCTTTGTGCAAACTGTAAAGAAAATACCCAAGATATGTGTTATGCCACGCTTCTTGAATCGTTGCTGTATTCAGAAACTGTTCCACTTTTCGTGTTCCTGTTCCCGGCGATATCCTCCGATTCATTTGGCCTTACCCCCCGGTGCTATATTTTCCCTTCGTATTCTGCAACGATAATAGACATCGCCCACATCCTTGCTGGTCTGTCCATGTAGAAGTTGGTTGCGGCATAGGTTTTATACCTTTTGGATATGTCTCTGTCGCCCCCACAAATCCAGCACCAAAGGTCTGCCCTCAACCGCCACCACCAGAATCGCCGTTCGTACTCGGCGTCAAGTTGTTCGTCTGTTTTTTCTTTACTCATTGTTTTTAAGTCCATTCAGTATCTTCTTCAATACGTTAGATGACACGTCATCAAGTTCATCTTGAAACCTGAATGCATTAATGAAATTAGCGTTCATAAAAAATCCACGGTGCCGACCAAACATGGTGTCATGAATAAATATTTCAACAGGAACTAATAAACATGCGTGAATTTCACGACCTACGTAACCAACCATTTTCTTCCAACTGAACCCTGAATTACGATGACCACTTCCGTTTATAAGTAGGCATGAAGTAGAATCTGCCCATTTATAAAAGATATCATAACCATCATGCCCGTTCCATTCCTCTTCCACTGATAGATATTTTTCTGTGTTGGTGTTAAAAAGAACGAGACCAGTCTCCATTTGTTCATATTTTTGTGGCATTTTCGTGAGCATAAATTCTTTTTCTGGAATAAAGGCAACCATTTTACCTAGAATATTTTCAATTTTAGATATGCCCCATAACGTAAATTCAATGGCACCGTAGAACAATAAACCGAAACCAACGACAAAGAATGTCAGATCTCCTATTTTCTTGGTTTCAATTAGAAAGTCTAAATAACCCAATAAATCAATCATAATCCTGCCATAAATAATTGTAAGGCTAAGAGAAGAGTGGAAAGCATCATCATTATGATCGGGTACAAAAGTAATAATACATAACACACGACCACGAAAACAATGAAATAGAACAGCGTCTTCAATAACCAGATGAAAAACCCACTGAATAATTGAATAACTACTCCAATTACAAGAATTGCAAGAATTGCAAGAATTACAAACATTGATCCTGATATTTCCATATCAATTCTCTAATAACACTGTTATCACCATTATACAACAATTAATTCTTTATTACAAGCATAAATTATAAGGAATTTACGGCATTTATACGGAATTTTTTATTGTATCCAAAAAATTAAATGCATTAACGAAATCAACCTTAACATATACTTCAACATAATCAATTCTAAGGTCACCAACATACGACACAGCAGGGATTAACATACATCCATGCAAGTCAATATTCATAGAGATATATTGACTCTGTGCTAACCTTAACATTCTTTCTTCAATAGGGTCTTCAAGTATGGTACCAGCAAATACTACATTTTGAGGTATATTAAACCATTGCCATCCTTGACTTTTCCTTGGGTCCATTCCCTCACTTAAATACTTATTCGTGGCTGGATTAAATATAACATACCCATGACAAGGTTCTCTACTCTCTACTTCAGGCATATGTTCCAAAATCACTCTCTCAAAACTCATATTCCAAATCCATTCACAAAATCTAATCCTTGCTCTATCCATTCATCTGTGTAAGAAGCACCAACTTGTTTGATGGGAATAATTATCAAATCCTTATCAAAGCTATTCAATACTAAAAATTGGGCAACGTTGTGGGCAATGCTTCGTTGATCTACAGGTACCAATTCATCAAGGACTGTATAGCAGATATGATCAATCAAAACATCTACACCACTAGAACTCAAAATGAGATAACGGCTTTCCTCTACCTTAGTCCATAGAAAATTATAATATGAATTGCCATTGCTATTGCTCCATTGCTTCTTGCATAGGATATTGTCTTGGCGTGTATTATATAAAGCAAACCGTGGTTTTAACATATTCCACCACCCACCGTTATGTTATAAGTATGGCCAGAAAAAAATCAGCAGTAAACATGATACTATTCCGTTCTTGGGGGTTGAACAATACCGCGCATTATACGCAGGGACCATCCATTTTCAGCACACCAGTCAACAATGAAGTCTTCCGAACAATTGCTGAAAAAACAATTCCCAAAATCTTCTACCTGTCCCCAAAACACGTCACCGGCATCAATTATGATCGTGTGGTGTTCTAATTCTTCCTTAGTTCGCCACAAAGGACTCATTCCACCCTCAGTGGCCTCAAACCGCGCATCAATCTCTTCCTTCGGTAACGAGGAACACTTGACACACATCTCGCCGCCTTTACTGTCATTAGAAGAACTGGAACCAAAGATGATACGGTTATTCACCATCACCATGACATTCTCTTCTTCACAGATAGGGCAGATGTATACGCTCTTACAGACATCAATGGTCACAACCTTGCCGTGATCACCTTCAAGCCCAAACTCTTCTAAACCCCTGTCACGCACGTCTTCATCCAACACGGGCATATTAATCTTACGTGTTTCATCTGACACTTCAATCAACTTATACTTATCCACGTTCTTTCTCCTATAGCCAAACACTAATTTTAACACCATCAGAACCAAAAATATTAAATAAATTGGTAATGCTTTGGTGGTCAACTTCTATCTCACCATCTTCCTGAACAAATCCAACAATCTTAACGTCCTCAAACTTAATATTCATATACAATAGGAAGGTAATAATAAAACTTTTCTCCACCAACCTATATCTCCTGTTAGGAGAGGGCTCATCAGATAAACGCAAATTCGGTTCCCAAAGATTACCAACATCCTTTTCCTTCATCCGAACATACTTATCGTGAGAAACCACGTATATAAAATTTCCAATTTCGTTAATCATTTTATTGTACCAAACTTAAAGGCATTAACAAAATCAAACTCTTTATATCCCATTGTAGAATACACACTAGGAACAATTACCACACCGTCCAAAATTTCATTCACAGCTCGATATATAGTTAACTGCCGCGACGTTATATTTACAGAAGATCGACCATGATTAATTATCAACGCCTGCACCACATCAACATCTTCTTCAGAAAGAAAATAAATGAAAGATGTAATACTCTGTTCCCACATAGATTCGGTTGGATATCCATTATCACCTAAGTACACATCCTCTATAGAATTCCAGACAATATACCCCTTCTCCGTGTGTTCATCCCTTTTATGCTTTTCTTGTTTATGGAGTTTCTTAATTATCTTCTGGATACCGTCCCTAATACCAATATTCCCCCTTACCAACTTAGCAGCAATTTTATTCACCCCAGTTCGCTGATGGGTAGATTGAGTCATCACTTAGTCCCATTAAACTTAAATGCATTAACAAAGTCAAGCTTTGGTTCTAATCCCGTATATTCCACACAAGGAATAATCAGCAGAGAATCAACCACCCCCCGCATCGTATTAAGGAAGGATATATCCAAACCTACTATTATTTCCTTTTTGTTGTGTGAAATTATGTCCTGTATTGAATCAATGATATCTCCAGAAATAATAGTGAACTTATCAATATCCCACACCGCAACAATTTCGTCTATATACACATACATTTCCCTTTCTATATCAAAAATAACATATCCCTCTTTCTTGGATATTTCCTTAACAATATCTTCAATGGCTTTACCAAGGGAACCAATACCACCGATAGAAGCAGCAGCTTTATCCACAATATCATACCAATACTCAGCCATCACTCAGCCTCATCAAACCTAAATGCATTAACAAAATCAAGCTGTACTTCTGTGCTTTTCTTTTTAAAATGGATACACGGAACAATTAATATGTACTCCAGTTCCAGTTGTATGATCGGAACCATGGCTTCCAGTGATGTATCTACTAGCAGGGGCTGGCATTCATCCACTAACAACTCATTTAATATTTCAATTCCTTTATCCGGTATAGAAAGCCAACCAGTTGTATCCCAATACACATAATTGTTAACCAGATTTGCATTCAAATACTTCTCATACCTTGTATTGTATACAATACAGCTACTTATATCAGGATTTACGACATACGCTGATCTCATATTCTTTATTATGTCACCTATTGATGTCATTACTCGGCCCTAGCAAACTTAAATGCATTAACATAATCAAGCTTTGGTTCTTCACCCTCATATTTCACACAAGGAATGACCAAAATAGAATCAGCCATGTCAAACATAAACTGGAACAACGGAAACAACAATGGGATTAATGCAAGACTCGGTGTCCCCCGCCATACCCAATCTCGTAATACATCAATAGTTTCTTCTTCAATAGAAGAAAACTTATCAGCGTCCCATCGTAACTCGTCATCAACAAACAGATAGGCGTCTAAATCCATATGTAATAGAACATACCCTTTCTCTACATTCATCCACTTCATACCATTTATTATGTCACCTATTGATTTCATTGTAAGTTTTCCTGACAATATTTTACGAAACGCATGTATCTGGTTGCTACTGTTATTGGGTTGGTACCATACATTCTGTGTATTTCTACATTAGTTAATTCTTCTTGTACACGCTGCCTTCCTGCCTCTGCCGCTTTAGGTGAAGCTCTGTCAAACATCTGTTCCAGAAAAATGGCATCAGTGAAATCAACATTAAAATAAAGGTCTCTTTCCTGTTCGTCCAAGGGGATAAACACCATCTTTGATTCCATTCTCTCAAATTGATGCAAAGAGAGGCGTTTCATCATAAACTTGAGCCAAGCTATTTCTGATTTCACGTCTTTAATTTTATCATAGTTTCTCCATGCCTTGAGCCATGTTTTCTGCAACAAATCCTCAGCCTCAAGTTCCCCCTTTATCCAGTGGGCATATCCGAGTAGTTCTGAAGAATGCTTTTTCACCATTTCGGTGAATTTCTGCTCTTTCACTGCATCCATCCATTTCAATAAATTACTCATTATTCAGCCTCGCCAAATGGTTTTCAATTTCTGCGTCTGTTCATTACCTCTACGGTAGTAGGGGCTTGTTTCCGAATAAAATCCACGAAAGTTTTTTCATTGGTGGATGTGATGTAGAAAATGTCATCTTCAACATCAGAGATAATTACTTCAACATTTGCTTTATTAAAAACATTTTCAACAGAATCTTTGGCCATAGAATAGGCGTCCTCTTTGCTTTCACCCTGAGTGTAAATGAGCATCATCGGGATTTCAACGGCGTACCCCTCACCACTTCTAATCAATTCGCATTTGATACGTGTAAATGTTTTCTCTGATTTTTTCATTTTGTATTCCTCTGTTAGTTTGTATTCAGTAAATTACTTATTGTTCAGCCCTATCAAACCTAAATGCATTAACATAATCAAACTGTGGCTCTTCGCCCTCGTATTTTACACAAGGAACAATCTGTAAATGAGCCACCCAGATCACCACAGCATGATACAAATCTACTTGATAATCAGATGCTACCGTCAGGATGGTGTCAGAACCCGTATATAACATCTCCTGCAACATCTCTATATCTTCTCCATCAATGACAACAAAATGCGCAATATCCCAACCAATAGTATCATCATCCATAGACAGATACTTATCATCATCCATATGCCAAATGACATACCCCTCAACCTTATTGATCTCCCTATTAATATCAGAAACAATCTCAGCATTATGCCTAACAACACGGGCATCATCCACGACATCATTCCATCGTTCTTCCGGGGTCAGCAGTCTCTTTTCATATTTCTTCTCAGTATGACTCATCTTCCGGCTCCATCAAACCCAAATGCATTAACAAAGTCAAGCTTTGATTCTTCACCCTTATATTTCACACAAGGAATGACTTGTACCTTATCAACATCATTAAACACACCTAGATACAAATTCCTCTGCCTCTCTGTTGTCGAGACCGGCATCTCTCGCTGGAACACCCTTTTCCATAACAATTCTTGTAACGCCTCCATATCTTTTTCACTGATCAAGTAAAAACCAGCAGTGTCCCAACCAATATGGCCATTATCCACAAACAAATACTCTTCCTTTTCCACATGCCAAATAGCATACCCTTCCCTTTTGTTAATCTCTCTGTTAAGGGGAAGGTGAAGAGCACGCGTCTCTTTATTAATATCAACAATATCAGCCATCCATTTTCTCATATTTTTAATGCTCATGAGTACTTAATCGGCAACTTGCCGCTCCTGCTCTTTATACCAAATGCACACTGCCAATTAAACTCCTGATAAATAAATAAAACTTCCCCCACTATTGATTCATGGGATTTACAGGGAACCAGCACCACTTCATCCCCCTTTTTTAATAAAGATAATATCCGCTGACCATTAAGAAGTGGATGCGCGGCATCAAGATCTTTCCCCCATAGTTCATTCTCTCCCCATGATACATAGGCATGATCAACATGAATAATCAAATCTTTTTCATGTTCAACCCACCCATGTTTATCACTAGCAAATAGCTCAGTGTCTAAATCATAAAGCAAAAACCCATTAAAAACGGCAATTATATCAGAGGGCGGCATATTGTCTATAAACGTAATAACCGTTGTCCCAGTACTAAAAGTAACTGCATCAACCGTGGCCCTTACCTTTATTTTATCCCGTAGGGTTCTACTTTTCTCTTGTCCTGCAATTGACATTTACAAATCCTTATAATTTATGGCTGAAGTATAGATTGATTAATCAGCAACTTGCCACTCTTACTCTTTATTACAACTGCCCATTTCCAATCAAACTCCTGACAGATATATAAATTACCAGTAACCCTTGACTCATGGGATTTACAGGGAACCAGTATTATTTCATCTCGTTTATTCAAGAGGTCCAACGCCGTTGCGTTATTAAAGTATGGACTTGGCCCCCAAGCCTCACCAGTCATAAAATAAACATCCTCACCCTCACCCTCAAGCAGAACATTCTTTACTCGTTCTTCCCATTCTCCTTCAGCACCAGCAAATAAATCAGTATCTAAATCATAAAGCAAATATCCAGAATAATAATTATCACGTACATTAACAGGCAGCTTATTAACAAACCTACAAGCTATACCACTGCTCATAGTAAAATTCCCTTTCTCCATTTCATACATTCCATCCCTTTCCTCCATTTCCCTAATAAGATCCCCTATAGTTTGTGGATTGCTCATAATTACATAATCGACAACTTGCCGCTCCTGCTCTTTAAACCAAATGCCCGGTGCCAATCAAACTCCTGATAAATAAATAGATCATCATCAATCGCTGCCACATGGGATTTACAAGGAACCAACACCACTTCATCCCCCGTTCCTAATCTTTGTAATGTAACCACACTAAAACGTGGGACTGCTTCACCAGCAGGAAAACTAACGTCACCACCGTCAATTAGGATATTCTTTACTCGCTTCTCCCATTTTCCATCAACACCAGCAAATAGCTCAGTGTCTAGATCATAAAGCAAATACCCATCATAAACAACACCCCCAACAGGCATCTCATTTACGAAGTTCTCAATTCTCTCTTTCGCACTCTTCCCAATTCCACGATAACTGGCACCCTGTACAGCAGCGATATAACATGTATCAATTGGAACCCCCACTAAATGGCGATTAGCAATGGCAGTAAACTTATACTCGGCATCTTTATACTTGTTATATGACATCAGTCGTCACCATCTTTCCAGTTCCACGGCCTCCACCTTCGACCTTGAAGGCCATCTATATAAACCAACTGATCCCAAACCGTACCGTCTGAGTTCGCTGTCCCTGTGAGTCCACATTCATTACAGATCGGTACAGACCAACATGTGGGGCCTTCCCACGTTCTGCAACAGGGACAGTTTGCCGCCTCGTGCCGAATGTCAGGGCTGTGGCATCTTGGACAGGGCGTCTGGCCACCGTGCTGATAATCACAACGACTTTCATGAGCCTTGAACACCGAGCCTTTCTTGAAGAACTCCCGGCAGAACTCACACCGTTTTATGGAATCAATATCCTCACCGCTATCAATCCAGTGAAGTTTACCCTCGATACTCCATAGTCCCATTGATTCACTCATCACTATTCTCTCCTTATAATTTATGGCTGTAGTATACCTTACTTATTCTGTAAATACAACCTGTAAATTACATTCTTACTACCTATTAGCTATAATGATTAGCTATACTCTTACATGGGTCTTAGCTACGTTGTAAATGGTTCGGTAAATGACCCTATACATACATTCGTAGTCCCATTGGTAGTTCCTCCGGTAGTCAGAGGGTTAGTCAAGGCTATAGCGAAAGGGTTAGTCAATCCTTTAGTCAAGTCTTTACTATGGTTGTAAATGAACTGTTAAATATGGCTGTAAATGCCATTGTAAATGGGGTCTTAACTGTGGTTGTAAATGGAGCTGTAAATCGGCTCTTAAATCGGCTCTTTCAGCACCCTGTGGCCACTATACTAACGCGTGCGTTAGCATTAATTGATATTTGAGCAATTTTTGGGCGTGTACAGGGTGAGAAAATATCTAATAAATTATAAGCTCATAAATTATAAGGGATTAAATTGTGTCGAAGAGTGGAAAATTGTGGGTAAAGGTGGATATTGGTTTTTCAATGATAGTAAGGTCTGTCCTCACGACAACCACAGTTTCGCGGCTGGAACCCTTAGCACAGTTCCCCGCCATTGTCAACCATGGTTGTTGACAATTTTTTACTTGACAACCATCGTCAATTGTGGCAACCGTTTTCCGTGGTTGTCCCTATCACTCTATGGCCTGTGGGCAGTTAGGGAGCATTTAAACCATGGTTGTGGTCGTACCACACTTGACAACCATTGTCAAGATTATTTGAATAGTTGAGTATTTTAGTCAGGTATTATTTTACCTCCTTAGCACATTTTACGATGGTTGTCAAGTATATTAATTGTATAAAAGAATGTAAATAACTTGACAAATCCTTCGTTTTCATATAGGGGTATTAGACCATGTATAAAAGACTGGATCAAGCGCTATTCTTTTTTACAAGTGATTTATTTTCATGTTGGCCCAAACAACCATAGTTAGAATTCTCTTGACAATTTGACTGTAAAATGCTTGGGGCTTGGCATTGTGGGAAAATTCATCGGGCCATTGTAGCCTGATTAATGGCCCAAATGGTTCGTTGGTATCACAACCATGGTTGTATGGTGTAAACCGCTCAGAGAGCACCTGAAGCGTTGCATACCCCACGCTGATCTAGCAATTAAGTTCGGCCCAAACCATCATACCATACAACCATGGTTGTTAATGCTTGACATACTGTAAAAAAGATTGTATAATAGGCTGGTGGTTGGGGGCACGGAGGCTTGCACGATGGCCCAGACTGTGCTCCAGTGTGTTAACCGTGTACTATG